TTATAGCCGTATATGAAGCGAGAAATGTGATATACGTAAAGCGTGGCGGCTTGGGCTTCCTCGTGTCTCAGAAGAAGGATGAAGCCGGAACGGTAGCCATGACGAAAGAAGAGAAGGACGAAATTCTTAATAGTCACTACGGGCAATTCGGACTTAACAATCGCAAACTTCCGTATGGATTGAGTGATGTTCCATTGAGTTTCATTAGAACGAATCTTACCATCAGTGAACTGCAGCCGTTTGAGGAAACGCTGACTGATGCGATTCAGATTGCCGGCGCCTACGGTATTCCTTCCGTCCTCGTTCCGCGTAAGGATCAGTCAACATTCAGCAACCAGGCGACAGCAGAGAAGGCAGTTTATACATCAACCATCATACCGATGGCCAAGCAATTCTGCAAGCAGCTTTCTGCTTTTCTCGGTCTTGAAGAGGGTGGCTATTATCTTGATTGTGATTTTTCCGATGTGGATTGCCTGCAACAGGGATTGAAGGAAGCTGAGGAAGTGAAGACGCTGATCAATACCAGATGTAAGGAACAGTTCCTTAGCGGCCTCATCAGTATCAACGACTGGCGGGCACAAATTAAAGAAAGCAAGTTTGAAAATCCTGTGTTTGACAAGACATTATTTGACATGTCAGACGAGGAAAGAGATATGGTAAAACAAGTAATAAGTCTTAACACAAAAAGTGAAGTTGAAAATGGAAGAGAAAACCAAGAGCCTACAGTACAGAACGAAGGCAAATGATGTGGATGAAAAAGGTATTGTCACTGTTGCAGTGAACGGTATCGGTGTGAAAGACTCTCAGAACGACATTTCCATGCCGGGTTCTTTCAATAAAACGCTGAAGGAGAACATCGGCAGAATGAGATGGTTTCTTAATCACCGTACCGACCAGCTTCTCGGTGTTCCCCTCAGTGGTGAAGAGAAAGAAGGTAACCTTGTCATGGTTGGTAAACTTAATCTTGAAAAGCAGATTGGACGTGACACGCTGGCTGATTACAAGTTATATGCTGAGAACGGCAGAACACTTGAACACTCTATCGGTGTGAAAGCGATTAAGCGTGATACTGCAGACCCACAGAAGGTACTCGAATGGAAGATGTACGAGTATTCGACATTGACAAGTTGGGGAAGTAATCCTCAAACATTCCTTGTCAATCTGAAATCGGGCACGCAGGAACAGGTTAAGGAAGCCATTGAGTTTGTAAGGAAAGCGTTCAGAAATACGAATTATTCGGACGAACGATTAAAACAGTACGATATGGAACTTAACTTATTGCTTAAAGCCGTCAATGGTGGTAATGTGGTGACCTGTCCTCATTGCGGCCAGCAGTTCGATTATGATGAACAGCACGAGCACACATTTACCCAACAGGTACTTGACAATGCGGCCATGTATTCAAGATGGCTTACTGACCGTATCGTCAGCCAGGAGATAGACAAGCTGGAGCCGGAAGTTCGCGCAGAAGTGGTTGCGCTTATTGACTCTGTTAAGTCAGAAGGACTGGAACTGACAGAAAAATCAGTACAAAACTTCATGGCATACGTCCGTTGTCCGTCTTGCTATGGAAGAGTATATAGAAGTAACGCCTTGTTACAGGATAACAATACAAACATCTTCTCCGGAAAGTCTGAGCCGTTGAATAACACTCAGGATAAAACTGACGGGGCGCAAGAGGATGATGATGTAAAGAAAAAAGCCGCTGAGAGCACTTCTTTCTTCGGTCCTTTGAATGAGGTATTTAGTAATAATGATTAAAATTTTAATTGAAGATGAAGAAATTTACAGTTGCAGATTTCGGTCTTAAGACTGACGGCCTGCCTCAGGAACAGGCTACTTTTATGAATAACATTTCGCAGATGATGTGTAATGTTATCAACAAGGCGATGGAGGGTGTTATCTCTCCGGAAGACATGGAAGCCGGATTGAAGGGCCTCAACGAAAAACTGAATGGTTATGACGATGAAAAGTTCAAGCAGCTTGTAAAGGATAACGAGACATTGATTGAGACAGTTAAAGGGCTTGGTGAAACCATCGAGAATTTGAAGAAAAAAGGTATCGGCATGGATGTCATCAACAAGTTTGATGAGAAATTGAACGAGATGCTGGAATCTGACAAGTTCAAGGAGTTTGCTGAAGGAAGAACCCGCAAGAGTGGTTCATTTGACGGTTTCTGCCTGAAGGACATCGTATCAATGACAGACAACTACGACGGTGACCATCTGATTACTCAGCAGCAGAGTAGAGTTGTATCACAGGTTTCCAACAAGCGTATCCATATGCGTGATGTTTTGAATACTCTACAGGGAGACCCGAAGTTCCCGAACCTTGCTTTTGCTCAGGTTTATGATTTCGACCGTAACGCACGTTATGTGACTGAAAACGGTACATTGCCTGAATCGAGCATTAAGGTGAAGGAAGTGCAGACTACAACAAAACGACTTGGTACTCACATTCGCTTGTCTAAGAGAATGTTGCAGAGTCGCGTCTATATCCGTTCGTTTATCCTTAAAATGTTACCGGAAGCCGTCTATATGGCTGAAGACTGGAATATCCTGTTCGGAGATGGTACAGGAGAAAACCTGTTGGGTATTGTGAATCATCCAGGAGTATTGCCCGTTGAGCAAATCATCGCTGAATCAGTAGTAAGCGGAAACGCAGGCTCTGTTAAGTCTGTATCCGGATACAATTCAAATAAGGATACAATCATTGAGTTTGCAAATCCTCAAGATCTTATCCTTGACGGTATGACTATCACTTTTACTGGTGCTATAGGTATGACTGCGCTGAACAGCCCCAACCAGTTGGTTAAGATGGATGACCGCCGGATTCTTTTGAAAGGTGTAGCTTATTCTGAGGAAACATCTACATCATCGATGACCTTCAAGGTAAGCCACGGAGCGTTCAAGTCTGTCGAACTGCCTAATTCCCTTGATGTCGTTAAAACCGGATTTGCGGTGATGACCTACGCCCAGTATACTCCCAATGCTATCGCGTTGAACCCTATCACAGTTAATTCTATGGAGGCTGAGAAGGATACTACAGGACGTAACCTTGGAATTATTACTACCGTTAACGGTGTGAAACACATTGCGGGACGTCCTATTATTGAAACAAGCAACATCCAGCCTGGCAAGTATCTGATTGGTGACTTTATCATGGCGGCCAACATTGTAGACTACAGCTCTTTGACTATTGAATGGGCTGATGATGTAGATAGCAAGTTGAAGAATGAAATTGTTCTGATTGCTCAGGAAGAAGTTATCTTCCCTGTATACATGCCATGGGCATTTGCTTATGGAGATTTGGCTGCATTGAAAGAAGCAATCACTAAATAGTAATGCTTATGAATGAATATATTTTTAAGGGAGATCCGAAACATCTTGAAAATGTAATCAGGGAGCAGCGTATTCGCATTCAAAGAGGGGTAGTATCTATTACTACTCCTTCGGAAAGTGGTTACATTACTCAAGAAGAATCTGAACAGAAAGTTCAAGCCAAAGAAGATGAACTGAATGCTGTCATATCTGAAAAAGATAGTGAAATTGGACGTCTTAATACTTCCATTGGAGAGAAGGATGCACGTATTAAAGAACTTGAAGAACAGATTGCCGGACTGCAGAAACAAACTGAAGAGATGGCATTATGTCTTAACTCAGATCCCGGAGTAACAGACAATAAGGCTACAATACCTTATGATAATAAGGAAAGCGAGAGTTCTTCCAAATCTAAAAAGAAATAACTATGCTGATAGATGTGTCATATTTTGTATCGGGACTCCGGCATATCCAGAATGCCTCTATGTCCAAGACTGCAGGAGCTGATTCGGTTGCTGTAAACGGGCATATTGAATCCTATATCAAGGAACTGCAGCCTGTATTCCTTGAGGCAATGCTTGGGGAAAAGGAAGCATCCTATGCTATGGATTATCTTGAAATGCCGAATGATGAAGAAGATAAATCTGATGAACCGTCAAAGTATGAAGTTGTATGTGAAAGATTGAAAGAACCC